TCCATCTAAATAAAAGTCTCTTATAAATCCTAGGAAAGCTGCATTGTTACCACCTGAAGCTAATGCTATCTCTTGTAAATCATTAGAGTCTATTCCAAATTGTGCTTTAGGATTCATATAACTGAAAGATGCTTTGACTGCGTCCTTAGTTGCCTGGTCATACTCACCAGAAACAAAAGAACCTGGTTGTAAAAACCCTGACTGTATTAAAGCTAATTGATAATCTATTACTCTGTCAGAAGGTATGTTTTCTAAAAATGTTTCTTCTAGTCCTATGTTATATAAAGGAACTAAATTTTCATTGCCTGATGAAGCTCGTAAGTCTTCTACTGCATTTGCTGAGTCTATACCGTAGTAACCAACTTCATTACCGAAAAAGAATGCTTGTTCATAAGCATATTCTGCATTGTTAATTTCTCTACTTAAATCTTCTGCTGAATCTATTGACGCAAGGTTTTCTAATAACTTATCAGTATTACCTGTAGATTGATATTCTCCAAAGGCTTCAGCTCTTAGGTCTTCAATAGTTTTAGGTTTAATTTCACCTTGAACTCTACGCCTAGATGTCTCTGCTACTTGTTGAACTATGTTATTTGTGTAAGCAATAATAGATTCTTCTGCTGCTGATACAGGTGTTTCTTCTTGTCTTTCTGCGTCTATCTCATCAGGAGTTCTAGTATCTACAGAACTAACACCACGTTTAAAATCACTAATACTATTAGCTAAACCTTCTCCTAATGCAAATCCTATCTGTGCTTCTGGTGTGGTAGGGTAAGCATTTAGGGCTTCCATTCTTAATTCATCAGGTAAGTTAGATAAAAATTCATGTAATTTAAGACCGAGGTTGTAACCAAGCTGTGCTTCTGGTGCAGCTATTAACATTTGTACATCTGATTCTGAACTTCTACTTGCCCAAGCTATACCTAGTCTTTCAAAGAAACCTTTTTTTTCTGCCATTAATATCCCTCGCCTGATGTAAATACATCACTAAATTCTTCTTCTACTTCATATCTTAGTACGTCATCATAGACATAATAAAAATCTGGATACTGAGAAAATAACTGTTGAGCTAATTGTCTCAGACTATTCCTAAAATAAGAATACTCATCTCTTCTTAAAGTTGCACGTATTCCGTCTTTTTGTTTAATTATAGATAGAATCTTATTTCGTTCCTCTAAGTATACAGATAAACCTTGCATGGTTGGTAAATCTTTTAACAAAGTAGTATCACCGTTAGGTAATTGGATAGTTGCATTACCTTCATTTGCTAACATATATTCTAATTCACGTAACTTAGCATCTGAATCTATGCTCTTTGCAGCAGTTGATACCGTTCCATATCCTGGATATTCAAGTCTTAAAGCATTTCTTAGTTCAGTAAGTATCTGATATTTTCTTTCTCCACTTAAATTATTGTGAATACCTGAATCAAATAACAATCTTCTTTGGTATTCATAAGCTAATCTACCTTGCGATTGTCTTACTGCAGTTATATATTCTTCTTCTGACAAATCTACTCTATCTCTTTCAGCAAAAGAATCTGCCCAAGCTACAAAGTTAAACTCATCTAATGGGTTATCTGGGAATAAGAAGTATCCAACATCTGGATATGTGTCCATAAACTCTTTGTTATCCTCATAGAATCTAGTTCCTTCCTCTGTATAGCTTCTCTTCTTTATCTCTTTAGACTTAGAAACTAATAATGCAGTAGGGTCTAATCCAAACTGATTAACAAATTCTGTAGTAGCTTTTATCTGGTCTCCTCTGTACTTAGATAATATTCTATAATAAGCATCTGCAAGTACAGATATTCCATAGAAGTGATGTTTAGGGTCTTCATCTTTTGTTTTAGCAGGGTCTATATGTATAGCTCCACCTGGTGCAACTTCTACTTCGTAACGAATTACAGCACCTGTTGGAGCTGCAAACTGTATCAATGACCTAAGTAAAGTAAGAGTAGTAGCTGTATCTTCAGCTTTCTCCATAGCTTGTTTAGCTTTAGCAGGTGTGCTGTCATCATATAATCCAGTAGTAACAAACATTTTAATTACATCTTTGTAAGTATTTGCATATGTTCTATTAAGTTCTGCATTATTAGAACCAATAGATAATGCTTTCTTTAACCATGAAGGTACTAACGCATCCGCAAATGTGTAAGGATTTAATGGACTATCTTCTTCTCTTCCGTATGGAAAGAATACTTTATCTATTAAATCATTCTTAGGTAATATCTTAGATGCAGGTATTCCTACCAATGGTCCTAGACCTGGTGCAGGGTTACCAGCAATCATGTTCAATGAAGATACATAACCTTTAAGATTTACTTTTGCATCTGGTGCTTGTATAGTTTCTCCTGTAACTGGGTTAGTAACAGTCCTAGAATCTTTATTACCGTCAAACATATAGTTTGATAGCATCTCTGAACCAGGAAAGAAAAACATTTCCTCTCCAGTCATTTCATCTGTATGAAAGAATCCTTCGTCATCATCATCTAAACTTAATTTCCTACCACCTTCTATTCCACGAGATATCTTACGTGTCATTAGAAATTTCTTTTTGTTTAATAATCTTGACCAAGTACCCAATATTTCTATGTAAACTTCTGCGAATGGGAATGCAAGTCTCAACATATCTGATACAACGTGTCTTTTGTTTAAGTCATACAATAGACCTTTAGTTTCTGTCATTGCATATGCTTTAGCTACATTATCTAGTTCATCTAAACTATCTAAGTTCAATAGCTTACCTTCATCAGCAGTAACCTTGCCTGTCTTTTCTAGCTTCTTGATAAAAGAGTTATCTAACTTAGAAGCCTTAGCTTGTTTTTTTATTTGACTTCTTAATCCATCATCAAAATAAGCTATGTTTTCTTCTATGAATCTCCAGTAAAACTGTCTGAAAGCAGGGGAACGTGACAATCTATTTGTAGGTGCTGACATAACTATAGAAAATAATCTTTCAATAGCAGCATCATAAGAGTTAATTCTTTCTCCATCCATGTCATAAACAGACTTCTTCATAGTGTGATAAGGTTTGTAGATATTCTTTTTGTTATCTAATCTACCTAAGTATGCTTGATATTTCTTCTTGTCTGCAATAGTTCCATTTCTACCAAAAGTAACTTGCTCATCTCCTATTGTAAGATACACAGGTTTTCCACCTTGTTGTGCAACTCTATCTAACTCTGCACCTTTTGCAATATGTGATAACAGTTCACTGTCACCAGTTTCTATAAGTTCAAACTCAATCCTAGATTGTGCAGATTTTCTTGTTCTTGTTTGACCAATAACATCATCAAATAGTCTTCTAGTACCGTCAGGTAATATCTCGTATACTTTGTATGCACCACCAGTTTTATAGTGAACTCGTGCAAAAACAGATTCAATATAATCATCTGCCCATTGTCTGTCTTTTAATATTTTAAGTTTTTGATATTTACCAGCTTCATCAGAACCATAAGATAATGCAGTTCTCCAATCTGATAAGTCACCTTCCCAGAATCTATCTTTTACATCTTGTAATCCTGCTCTAAATGCTGGGTCATCAACACCACCTTTAACTGCTGCTAACGCTTGTGCTATAGGGTCATCAACTAACTGGTATATTTCAGATGCAGCAGAACCAGTAAAACCTTCTTCTCCATACTTAACTTGTTTCATAGCCCATGTTCTTTTTATTTTATCTGTGTCTAAGATACCACCATGAGATTTAGACATAGAAGCCTGGTGTTCTAATGCTTCTCCTAGTACTCCATTATCTCTAATACCAAACTGACCTTTAGCAATAAGTGTGTCAATATTTAAATTTTCATAATCACCAATTTGATTTATTACTTGTTTTCTATTCTTACCCATAATCCAAGCGAACGCTGATAAAGGATGAGTAAACACATTATCTAAATCTGCTGCCCACATACGTATTTGTTCTTCACCAACAACTCTTGCAGTCCATGCACCTCTAAGAAGAATAAATGGTTTCCATGCTTTATTCATGTAACTATCACCAAGTAAAGCTAACCAACCTTGTGTTAACTCTCTTACGCTTTCTTCATCTTTACTTAATTGAAATCTTTTTCTAGATGATTTAACCATAAGTTTTGCGTGTTGGAATATAGTTTTTTCATCTGCCATTTGTAAGTCGTATAACTCTTTAACTGGTTTAGATAAAAACTGTTCAAAGTCAGATACAACAAATTCTGTTTTATCTTCAATTTTAGCTGCTGCTTTTGCAGCTTGTGGTTTAACAACACCTGGAACTAATCTTGCCCAGAACTCTCTAGCTGGTGCAAAGACTCTTAAAAATAATCTCGCATCTGGAAGTGGCAATGAACCTGAAGATAAATACTCTGATATCAAATGTGCTGTAGGTCTACCAACAACAGCTTCTACTTCATTAAAGTTAGCTTTCTTCATAAGCTGTCCTGTTACTTCTTCTAGGAACTCTGCATCATCTACAAGATTTTCAAAGTAATTAAGTATTTGATTAGGGTGTACTTTTGCATCTTTGTAAACTTTAAAACCTGCTTTAGTATCAAAAGCATTTTCTTTTTGCACAAACAAAGTTTTAAGTAAAGGATTCATAGCTTCAGAATCTGTAAATGTTCTAGGTCCTGCAACGTTTACAGTTGGATATTTCTTTAACAGTGTTTGTATTTTTTGTATTTCTGCAACAGTTAATTCTTCTGCTGCGTCAATAACTACTAAAGGTTTATTGCCTTTGACATTAGAACCTCTTTTTAAACTTGCTTTACCAGAAGACCACGCTCCACTAGCTGCATAGTTAATAGTACCAATAGAGCCTTTACCTAATGGTGCTGACTTGCTATTGTAAACTACTAATGTTATATCAGCATCATCAACATTTTTCTTAGCCCTGTTGACATAGTATTTACCTGGCAAAGGTTTTGTTGAGTAGTCATTGTTTTGAAGTTTTAATTTTTCTTTATGCAACTTTTGTAATTCTTTGACAACAGAGTCATCATTAATTTCACGTAGTCTCTGATTCTCATTAGATTTTAACTGTTGCAGTTTTTTATTTAAAACAGCACGTTCTTTTTGTAATGCCTTTAATTCTTTTTGATATCCTATCATATCGAAATCTTCATACATAATACCTTTTTCAGGGTCAGTTCTTAGATTTCTAGCGTAATTTAAAATCCTTGTTTGTGCTTCAAAGTTAAACTCGTTGATAACAATATCTTTTTGCGTAGTAGATAGTTCTACAGAAGTTTCTGTAATTCTTTTACCGGCTTGTGTAACACCTCTAGTTTTTTTACCTTCAAGCAAAACTCTGGTTTTTTGCAACTGTTCTTGTGCAGATAAACCTTTTTTAATTCTGGCAAGTATCTGTTCTTCTGTAGCTACAGGACTAAGTACTGAGTTTTTAATACCTTTATCTATACCATTTAATCTAAACTCTTGTAATTTTCTTTCGTCTTGTATCTGAGTCAGTATTTTTTTAACAGTAAGATTACTTCTATTTTTCATAACTGCTGCTTGTTCTTTAGCTTTTATATTTTTATCTATAAAGTCTATTTGTCTTGCAGTGTCATCTTCTAAACCAAACTCATTTAATCTACCTGCATCTTTATCAAATCTACCTGCTTCTTCTGCAGCAACGTGATTAAACCCAGGAGTACCAGTACCACCAGTTTCTATATCTAATTCTTTTGCAATCTTTAATGCTTCTTGTTCTGAACCTGGACCACCACCAGTTATAATTTTGTTAGGTAATATTTTTCCATCTGCTAAGTCAACAGGTACTCTTGCTGCTGATTCAGCATTTGCTAAGAAATCTTGTTTTAAATCTTCAAACTTTCTAATTCTTTTAGTTTTTTTAAAATTTGTATTGCTAAGAATACTGTCTAACAAATCTATAGTTTCTGCCATACTGAACTCAACATTATCTAAAGAGTTAAATCCTTTATCCATAATGTCAATCTTTTGTAAGTTCCATGCTTCTTCGCCATATGTTCCATAAAAGTATTTATTAGCTTCATCTACGCTTGCAACAAACTTACCTATTTGATTTACAACTTCTCTAGGTAAACCTAATGCACCAAACTTTTCTTGTATGTGCCTTAATACACCACCTTCTCCTGAATAAATATCTAACATCATATTAAGTTTTTGTAATGATGCTGGCATACCTTCTAGTTGTTTAAGAGTTTCATCTTCCATAGCATCTACTACTCTATCTAATGCTTTAGTTGCAACATCATCATCAACCTTTGCGAATTTCATAAATCCTTTTAGTTCAAAAAATGTTTCATTTAAATCATCAGTATTAATCCTTGGTGCTGGAAACTCTGAGAACAGTCTAGAAAATAAATTATTACTACCATTAAGTTTCATGTTTGTTCTTAAACCAACTGCTGCTTGTTTATCTCCGTATATAAATTTAGCTGCAGTTTTAGATAGACTTCCTCCAAACAACAATGAGTTAGGGTCTAGTCTCTGTGAAACGTTTGTTAATGGGTCTTCTACAGCATTTATAAGAATATTCTTTATAGCATCTTTATCGTTTGTATCTCTTAGTCTTTTGTAAAGTCTTGCACCACCTGCAGATTTTTCTGTAGCTAACTTACCTTGTCTACCTAAAAGTATTTCTACTTCATCATAAGTTTTAGCATCAGCAAACAGTTGAGCTATGTCATCTCCTGTTTTAGTTTCTAAGAAATATTGTTTAGCTGTAGGTACTTTAACTGTTTTTCTAACAACTTTATCTAAAAGTCCTGCCTCTGCTTTAGCTGCAGTTTGATTAAAACTTCTAGCTGCTTTACCAGCTTTAGCAAATCCCATACCTACATAGTTAGCTGGGTCAGTAAAAACTGTGTACGCTGCATCAATAATACCTGACATAAGATTGAAACCTCTTGTTCCTGGTTCAAATACTTCTACTGCTGCAACTCTACCTGGAGATAATTTAACTACACCTTTTCTTCCTCTGTATGTTCCTGAGCTACCTTCTCTAGATGACATCTCTTGTTGTGAGATAGGTGTACCATAATACTCTTGTATTATTTGTTTTACTTCATCAGGGTTAGCACCTCTACCAACAAGTTCTTTATATATCTCTGTATCTTCTGCAACTGTAGAGTTACCAAAGTAACCTTCTCCTAAGTTAACTTTCTTACCTTCACGTAATTGGTTTATAGCTCTAGTTGCAAGAGTAGGACCTTGTTCTTTAAAAGATTTTGCTATCTCATCTCTACCTTCTGGGTCAAGTAAAGGCATCAATGTTCCTATACCTGAAAAAGCTAACAATGGATTCATTTGTCTTTTGCTGTAATATTTCATATTGGCAGTTCCATACTTCTTAACAAACTGTGAAGCAGACTCCATACCAACAACTGCAGACCTAACTACACCTCTTGTTGCTGCTTTTGTTGATTCCCACCAACTTGTTTCTTTTTCTAAAAACCTATCAACGATAGCTGTAAACTCTGGAGAGTCTGCTGTAAGTCCACTTAATGCACCTGCTACTTGTACGTCTTTAGGTAAGAAACCAAATCTTCTAGATATCTCTGCCATGTTTTGTGGAACAGAGGGATTGTTAATAAAAAAGTTATTCAGTTGTTCTGATTGTGCTAAAGACTCTTTTTTAAAATCTTCCCCTTGGTCATCTTCCCAAGGTGCAGAGAAGTTCCATGTCCATGCCATGGTTAATCTATCTCTGGTGCTGCAGACTCATCATCCATTAAAGCTAGTATGTCTTTACTCTGTAGTACTGCATATAATTTTCTTAATGCCATATTTGCATCTACTTGTGGTAAACCACTAGCAGTTTTGTATTGGCTAGTAGCTACATCTTCTCCAGGATTATTTGTTTGCGTATAAATACCTTGCTGTGCATTTAAAAAGTTTTGTGTTGCAGGTGCATTAACTCTAGGCACACCTTGTGTTTCTCTAACTTCTTCTTTAAATAACTCAGCACTATCTTGCAAGTTATCTAACTCTACACCTTGACCATATGATTCTGATTCAAATTGTCCTTTATTTGTTTTAGGGCTAAAACGAGCCATCATCAACTCCAAATCCATCTCTATATTTAAAATCTTCTGGAACTATTAATATATCTATTCTTCCTAAATTAGGAATAAAAGCAACTGTCATAATATCTATGATTCCGTTATCTTGTCTTTCCAATGCTTCTGATGTAACGTCCCACATAGGTTGTTCTTCTACGGTATAGTTTGCTGCTACTATCTTTGCAAATTCTATGTTAATTTCATTTTTAGCCAACCGCTCCTCCTAACAAAGCCGCTAAGTTTGGTGGACCTGACTGTTGTGGTACACCCTGTTGTTGTAAGACAGCTTGTTCCTCTGGAGAAGGTTCTTCACCTTGTGCAGTAAAGTACTTCTCTAGAATACTTCCAATATTTTTTGGATTATTGTATATCTCTACAACAGCCATCATTGCAGCTTTATCTCCTGATTGAGATTGCTGTAACAAAGTCTGATATAAAATATCTTCTGTCTTTTCTTTTACAATGCGTTCGTTAATTTGACTAAGGTTTTCTAAACCATCCATTTCTTGTTGGAAAGTTTCTTTATCAATTATTCCAGCTTGTAAAAGTTGCAACCCTGTAATTATTTTATTAGGAGCATCAAAAGAAGCCATAGCTCCAAACTTACGATTGGTTGTGTAATTCTTATTTATATCTACACTTGGTGTGTACTCTTCTGCAAATGATGCACCTTTGTATGTACCACTAATAGGTTTTCTTTTTTTATTAAAAAGTACTTCATCTAGTTCTAATCTTTTACCATCTATTTCTTGTAAAGCATTTTCTATTATTGTGTGATACTCAGTAACCATAGCTCCAACGCCAGATTCCAGTTCTTCCAGACCTCTACCAGTTACAAATGAGTTGGGTGATATAGAGTCGTCTTGAACTGGATATCCAGCAACAACACGTAATTGTCTTTCTAATCTACCTACAGCTTCAAATAACTGATATGGCAGGTTAGTAACAGGTTTTATAACTTGTGAACCTGGTGACAAATAGTTAATAGAGTTTCTACCTTTTCTGTATTGTCCTGATTCTATTTCTCCAACCACGTTTGTTTCTGTAAAGACTGCATCTTCCATAGCTATAACAGACAAAATGTTTATCTTTGCCATAGATGACATCAAACCTACTACTTGGTCAAACTGTCCTTGTAACTTGTCAAAAGAATATCTTTTAGCTACAACGAAAGCTGGACCTGATTTAAGTGGATTTGGTACGAAATCTATAATTTTTCTAGAAGCCATGTGTAAAACGTAAGTTCCCTCTAGATTCATGTATTCAAGTATTACGTCTCCTGTTTCAGCATTGTTCTCCCAAGAAGTATCAGAAGATATGTTAAGGTACGAGTCTCTAACCTCATCACCTTGTGATTCAAACCATGATTTAAGTTCTGGGTACATTTGCAATAATTGTTTAATAGGTACTTTCTGTACTATTGCTAATTCATCTGGAGATTGATTATTACCCATATATCCAGGAAAACAATCATAAGGATTTCTAAGTTCTGCGTATGGATAGATATTACCATCAGGGTCTGCTTTTGTAGTAACAACCCATACTGCAAATCCATAACCAGGTAGCCATCTAGCTACTTGTGGTAATTGCATTTTAAGATTTTGCATTTTATCGTATGCAGAAATAATTCTCTCTAGCTTATCTTTTTTAGCTTTGTTTCTTTGAGAATCTCTACCATTAGTTATAGATACGTCTAATGAAGGGACTTTACCTATTTTTTGTGCAAGTCTGTCTAGTGCAGATAACATTAGGTTAGGTGCTGGTAATGTATCAGAATCTAGTCTGTCCATTCCTGGTCCTAGTAACTGTCGTATACCATCTTCACCACCATTAAGAATTGCACGAAATCTCGCTCTATCTATTAAAGCATTATCGTGTGACTTCTTTAAGAACGTAGCTCTATCTATTATCTGGTCTGGTGTCAATTTAACTCCATGGTATCTCGTTTAAGTCTAGCATACTATATCCTTCATAACTAGGAGTGTAGTCTAAACCTATTTCAGCGTAGGTTAACTTTTGCAAGTTCCTGATTACTTTCATTGGAAACCAGCTTGCCATAACTATATCACTTTTGTAAGAGTTTTTATTGCCTTTTGATGCAAAATAACTTAACTGTTTTGTATAGGTAATACTTTTAGTTTGTGCATCTATACCTTGAAAAGGTAGTTTAATCTTTTTGTCTTGAAACATAGGTGCTAATGCTGTAACACCAAAACGTTCATCCCATTTGTTTTTATGGGTTTCATGTCCTTCTAACTTAATTCCATGTAGATTTGCATACTCTCTAGTCTTTTCATCTTGTCGTATAGCTTTTTGGAAACCATTCTCTTCAATAACCCAGTGGTAGCATCCGTACATTTCAAACCATTTCTTTATAAGGTTTCTTGCTTCTTCTAGCCCACCACCTTGATGATTCTCCATATCTACCATAGTTAATTTAATATCAGAGTTTGTAGTTTCTACAGCCCATAAAAATCCTGCTTGATAACCTGTAGCAGCAGGGTCTAGTCCTGCAACTAAGTATGCACCATTTGGTATTTCTCCTATATCCCAGTTTGGGTCATAACATAGTTTTATTACTTCAGGATTAAACAAAGATAAACCTTGTGCTTGTGCTTTATTAAGATAAACCATTTCAAATCTCTGTAAACCACCTGTTGTTTGTGCATCACGCTTTCTATCCATTAACCATTTAAAAGTACGTTTGTCTGCCCACAACATACAGTCGTTGTGTTCTTTTTCTTCAAACTCTGGAATTGTACACATTGAGTCATGTGCTTCTTCTACTATTGTCTCCCATGCTTCATTCTCTAATAATGCAGAATATAAATCATCTGAATGCTGTCTTGAACCAATAACAACCATTGCTGTATGTTCCTCTTTTCTAGAACCAAGTGTTGTAGTCCACCAGTTTTTAGTATTTCTTCTAGATGCAGGTTGCATAGTTGATGAGAAATCTTCAATGTCATCAGCAATAATTATGTCACAGTCACGTGATAGAATCTTACCACCTCTACCAATACCAACCATTGTTGGTGACTTAATACCTGAAACTGTTCTAGTTGCAACAGTAAATCCATTTTGTGACCAAGATTTACCAGTTCTTGATGAAGGTTTAAATGTACCGCCTGGTCCACAGAAATCCTCTATAAGTTTTTCATTAGAATCTAATGTATCCATAACAGAAGAGATAGCGTTTCTAGAAATATCTTCGTTACCACCAACCCATAATATTCTTATGTTTGGATTTCTACAGATAAGCCAGATAACAAAATGTATTAGAAGTTCTGTTTTACCATGTCGTGGTGGGCTAAGTATCATTTGTTGTCCACCATTAAGTAATGCTTTATTAATTGATGTAATCCATTCATGATGAAAGTCTGCTGTTTCAAAAGGTACACCTAGTTCTGTTAAGAAATACCTATCTCTAAAATCTTTAAAGTCTTTAAGTGCTTGTCTAGCATCATCTGATACTTCCCAGTTTTCTGATACTACTTGTGTTTGTAAGTCTTCTCTATATGCAGCTAACATTCTAGATATTTGTGCAGTAGAACAACCTAATGCTTCTGATGCTTCTTTAGAAGTAATGTTTCCATCAACAACATCTAGTGCATAACTTTCGTCTACAAATTTTCTATATAGACTACCTCTTCTTATAGTTGCAGATTTAGGTTGATTAAGTTCTTTTACAGGTGATACGTATTCTTCACCTTTTTTCTTAGCTCTATAGATTCTCTGTGATTCTCTTTTATAACATCTAGTAGAACAATACTTAGTTGCGTTCTCTGGTAATGTTTCGTTGCAACCTTCTGAGATGCAAACTATATTTACCATTTAACTTTGTCAGCCCAATAAGCTGCAGACATTTTTCCTTTTTTAATATTCTTAGCGTGTCTAGCTTTGAAAGATTTTCTTCTAGCTTTTTCTTTAGCTGTTTTAGGATTTTTCCCTGCACCAGATACACCTTGCTGACCAAATCTAATTAGTTTAACTTTGTCACCTTCTTTTGCTAATACAGCGTGTGACTTACTTGCTTTAGGTGTTCTTTTCGGTTTGTTATAACCTGCGAATCTTTCGCCTCTATATACTATAGCCATTACTTCTTTTTCCTTACTGCTCTAGATTTTTGTACAGCTTTTAAGTTTATGTACTTACCTTCTTTATAAAGTTTAGCAGTTCTTTTTATCTCAGATGCTACTTTAGATTTAGGGTTCTTCTTATTCTTTAAATACTTAGCAGGTACACCTTTTTCATAAGGTACTTTACGTTTACTTTTTTTTGCTTGCACTTTTACGCTTCTTCTTAATATCGTTATCTTGTGAATGTCCACCCTTAATAAAACTATTAACTCTACCCATAGCCCATGCTTGCATAGATGCAGATTTAGAACCTGAAGACAAGTAAGCACCTTGTCCACGTCTGTAAACTTGTGCTAGCTGTCCGTAAGTATATTTAGACTTAGCTGCTTTACTCTGTAAAGTTTTCTTTGTACTTGCATTAATAGGTTTTCTAGCAGGTTTTTTAGCCATTACTTACCTGCTATTAGTTTTCTAGACATTCGGTGTCTTTTGCGAAATGCATCTAGTTGTTCCTGTTCTTTTTTAGAATATTTATAAAAAGTTGTTATATTACCAAATGTAATTTTTTTAATTTTTTTACCATCCTGCACATAAACTTTGTACCTTTTTTTTCCATACTCTGATTCATTTTTAGCAATTTTAGTAACTTCATTTAAGTCAACTGTTTTACCTTGGTACTCAGCCATTACTCTTCCTCCATAGATTTTTTAATCTCCATCATAGTTTGCATATTTTCATTATAGTCATCAACAAACGCTTCTATTAAAGCATCTACTTTGCTTATGTTAAGTTTTTTATTTACTAACCTACTTCCACAAGCATCAGATAAATCCATAGCCCATTCTTTAAGCAGTATATCGCTAGTAAAAATATTACGTCTTTTTTTAATTCCACCTTTTTTAGCCATGTTACTTCATGCCTCTTTTACTCTTCCTCATGGATGGGTAACGTGTTTTTTTCCCGGTTTTGCTGTACGGCATCATATCTCCTAAGTTTTAAATTATACTGTGTACACGCTAAATTCTTGCAAGCCTTAAATTTCCTAAAAAACTTTAAAGGCATATTACAAGAATTGCATATTCTTATCATTATGATATCATAACAGAACTCATGCAGGATAAAAAGATTGAAAAAAAAGCCAGACAGGTTGCTCTTAACTTAGAACAACTTATGGCTCGCGTAGATTTTAAATATAACAGACACCAACCTTGTTTAGTGTGTTCGCAACAATACAGACATCACATTGATGGTTTACCTTGTGAATCAGATAACAAAAGAAAAACTATCGTAAGACTTGATAAGTGGGGTAATATACGCCCTATGACGAAGTAGGGTTATACATAGTATACTTTAACGTTAACTCTGTACCCATTGGTATTTCATAAAGAGTTTTTAAATATTTAAATCTTCCTATAGTAACTAACTCACAATTAGGTTTCTCACTATGATTTATAAAACCACCTAGTGGTGTTCTAAACAACTGCTTTGACTCCGCGTCTGTGACATGGGTAACCCCCAACGTTTCGTTCTTCGCTAAGTCGTCTAAACAAAATAAACCTAGTCCGTCTATCTTGCTTGGCTGTATAGTTAGGTAACTAGGAAGCGGTCTGTAAGACACTTTGTACCATACTATCTTGCATTTTTATTTCTTTTACTACACCTGTAGCTAATAAGTCATTTATAGGTATAAGTAGATTCCGTGAAAAAAATTTTTTGTTTTGGGCTTCTACTATTCTGTGGTTACCTTCTTCTACCCAGCTTACAATAAAGGGTATGAGTTCTTCAGGTTTCCAGTAATAAACTACATTAGTTGGGTGTTGCCAGTAAAACATATAATCTGCAAACGTCTTTAACTGACACCCTATAGTTTTTCGTCCATCTTCATGTACAATCTGTATCTCAATAGCTACGTTGCCTGTTTCGT